ATAGCAGCGGCTCTAGTGATAGCAGAAATTCCAGCCAAAGTAGCAGCGATAGCAGCGGCTCTAGTGATAGCAGAAATTCCAGCCAAAGTAGCAGCGATAGCAGCGGCTCTAGTGATAGCAGAAATTCCAGCCAAAGTAGCAGCGATAGCAGCGGCTCTAGTGATAGCAGAAATTCTAGTGAAAGTAGTGGCTCTTCTTCACCAGAGGATGATCTTAGTAGTGGTAGTAGTAGCTCAACTAGTAGTAGCGATAGCTCAAGTAGCAGCTCAAGTAGTAGCTCAAGTAGCAGTTCAAGTAGCAGTTCAAGTAGCAGTTCAAGTAGCAGCTCAAGTAGCAGTGATAGCAGCAGCTCAAGTAGCAGTGATAGCAGCAGCTCAAGCGAGAGTGCTATAGATAGTAGCAGCAGCAGTAGTGGACCTGATGTTGATTGTGAAAATTGTGATTTGAGCATATCCTTTAAAACTTATACCATACCAGATTCTTTATATATATATGATTCTGGTAATAACGAAATCTTTTCTTTAATTGATATTAGTACTGGAAATAATTTTGAGACAGCATATCTTTCAGGAGTAAATGATTGTAATCTTAGTGTTTGCGTAGACGCTCCATTAGATGGAACAGCATGGGTATTAGAGATTAGTGGATGCTTAAATGTATCTGCTAGTGGTGGTCAATTAGTTATTCCAAGATGTTGGACAGAACCATCCGCAGAATATTATTGCATTGAAGAGGTCTAATTAATATTTATATTTTTATGAAAAGAATTTATAATACTGAATATAAAAACTGGATAAAAAAAATATTTGCTAGAGATAAATATACTTGTCAATGGCCAAATTGCAATAAACACAATAAATTAAATGCACACCATATTAATAAATGGAGTGATTTTCCAGGACTAAGATTCCATATAAATAATGGAATAACCTTGTGTAAATACCACCATGATCTTATTAAAGATATGGAGGAATCTTATGCTCCTATGTTTTTTAAGATTATAAGTAATAAGGATACTACTCATGAAGATTGAAAAAAGTATAAAAGTAGAAAGATATCCATATACAGACCCTAAAACTAATCAAACTATAAGACCTTCTCCTATAGAACTTAATGAACTCAATATCACTTTTGAAGAAAATAATCAACAAAAAACAGTATTTGCACATATAGATAATTTTCCAATAAAAGTTTTACTTTTTGGTCCTAGAACTTATGATTCTATATTAGAAATTAAAAATAAAGAACAAGTATTTCAAGAAAAATTACTTAATTTATTAGGAGAAAATCCTTCAATATTTTTACAATCATTATTACCAAGAACATTAGAGGCTGATCCTAATGGACCAGGATCTATTTTAAGTGGTATGCTTGGGAGTCTTGGAATTAGAAGTGCTCCAACATGTTCTTGTAAAAGACGAGCATTAGAAATGAATTTTAGAGGACCAGATTGGTGTGAACAAAACATAGATAATATTGTTGGGTGGCTTGAAGAAGAAGCTAAAAAACGTCGATTGCCATTTATTAAAACAGTAGCAAAACTTATGGTTCAAAGAGCAATATCAAAATCAAGAAGACTTTTGGCAAAGGCTAATGCAAAAACATGATTATACCATTATTGTTGATACTCGTGAACAAAAACCATGGAGTTTTCCCGAGCATACTGTAGCAGTATCCAAATTAGATACTGGTGATTATTCTATACAAGGTTTAGAAAATATTTTATGTATAGAACGTAAAAGAAATATTTCTGAAATTGCAAACAACATAACAGAATCTAGATTTAAAGATGTTTTATCACGGATGTCAAAATATAGATTTCCATTTATATTATTAGAATTTGATTTAAATGATGCTTTGGATTTTCCAATAGGATCAGATATACCAAAAAGACTATGGGATAAAATTAAAATTAGACCACAGTTTATTATTAAAAACTTTATTGAGATGTCATTAGTATACAATATATATGTAATATTTTGTGGATCTAAAGCTAATGCAGAAATTTATGCAGAATCAATTATGAACAAGGTTTATTCTAAATATGGAAATCAAGAACAAAAAAATATTTGATGATGCATGGCTTGGATTAGGCGATCTTGATAGTTTAATTATCAAGCACAATCCAATGATAGGCAGATCAGAGATAGATATAGAAAATCCTGATTTACATCTTATGAAGCTTATGAGGAATCCAGAATATTTTGGATTTACAGTAAAGATGTTATTTAATATTGAATTACATCCTATACAGGTTGCTATTCTTCAAGAGTTTTGGGATAGGCCATTTCCTATGTTTATAGCTTCTCGTGGTTTTGGTAAATCTTTCTTATTAGCCCTATATGCTACTCTGAAATGTATTTTTGTGCCTTCTACAAAAATTGTAATTGTGGGTTCTGCATTTAGACAGAGCAAAATTATTTTTGAATATATGGAAAACTTATGGCGTAACAGTCCTATTATTAGAAGTATTTTTAGTGGAAACGATGATGGTCCCAGACGAGATGTTGACAGATGTACTATAAGACTAGGGGACAGTTGGGCTATTGCTATTCCATTAGGAACAGGAGATAAAATCAGAGGCTTAAGAGCACATATTATTATAGCAGACGAATTTGCATCTATTTCTCCAGAAATTTATGAAACCGTAGTCTCTGGTTTCGCTGCTGTTAGTGCTAGTCCTATTCAAAATGTTAAAGCAGAAGCTAAAAGAAAAGCTATGATAGAAAAAGGATTATGGTCAGAAGAACTAGAATCTTTACAAGTACAAAAAAGTAATCAGGCTATTATATCAGGAACAGCAGATTATTCCTTTAAACATTTTGCTCAGTATTGGAAAAGATATAAATCTATTATAGAAAGCCAAGGAGATCTAGATAAACTACAACAAATTTTTAATGGAGAAGTTCCAGAAAACTTTAGTTGGAAAGACTATTCTATTATTAGAATGCCATATGAACTTATTCCAAAAGGATTTATGGACGATAAGCAAGTAGCCAGAGCTAAAGCTACTATACACAGTGGTATTTACAATATGGAATATGCTGCTTGTTTTACAGCAGACAGTGATGGGTTCTTCAAAAGAAGCTTAATAGAAAATTGTACTACTAAAGACGATAATCCTATTATTGGTAAAGACGGCCCAATACTATTTGATCCAACAGTTAAAGGTGATCCAAACAAAAAATATGTTATGGGAGTTGACCCAGCATCAGAACAAGATAACTTTAGTATAGTAGTTTTAGAAGTACACCCAGATCATAGAAGAGTTGTATACTGTTGGACTACAAACAGAAATAATTTTAAAGATCGTCAAAAAATTGGATTAGTTAAAGAACATGATTTTTATGGATTTTGCGCTCGTAAGATACGTAATCTGATGAACACTTTTCCATGCCTAGTCATAGGCATGGATGCTCAGGGAGGAGGAGTCGCTGTCGAAGAAGCATTACATGATCCCGGCAAACTTCAAGATGGCGAACAATTGATTTGGCCTATTATAGATTACGATAAACCAAAAGACACAGATGTACAAATCGGTCAACATGTATTAGAACTAGTACAATTTGCTAAAGCAGATTGGGTATCACAAGCTAATCATGGACTAAGAAAAGACTTTGAAGATAAAGCAACAATATTTCCAAGATTTGATTCTCTATCAATAGGACTGGCGCTAGAATTAGAAGGTAGAGATATTTTAGAAGCAGACCTAAATCCTTTATATGATTCTCTAAGCGAATGTATAGTAGAAATAGAAGAACTTAAAAACGAACTAACAACAATAGTTATGACCCAAACTAGCCAAGCCGCTGGAGCAAGAGACAGATGGGATACCCCAGATACAAAAACACCAAATGGTAAAAAGGGTAAATTAAGAAAAGATAGATATAGCGCATTGATTATAGCAAATATGTTAGCAAGACAAATATCCAACAAACTCTCTCCTGCACAATATGATATTATTGGAGGAGACTCTAGAAATATTGTGGCTAATCAGGACAAAATGTATAGGGGACCATCATGGTTTACAGAAGCGGCAAACGACGATATTTATATAGGAATTCAGAAATAGGTGTAATTACAATACAATACAACTATAATTCTATTAATTAATTAATATGGCTAAAAAAAACAGATATCCAAAAAGTGAAGCTATCCATGATGCATCTATAGAAGGACAAGATGCATATGTTACATGGGGAGATGACGTACAAAGCAGAACAGAAGCATTAAGCAAATCATCAGAATCTTTGTCAGAATATGATGGTATTCAACATGCTCATGCTTCCCCTTTATATTTAAGAAATGACTTTTCTAATATATTACCTGGTATTTCTGGTAAACCTGGCTTAAGTCGCAGTGATTATGACTATTTTAGACCACAGGAAGCTGTGCCTACAAGAGTCAAAGATATTATGCGCAAGGCTGATGATATATATCAAAAAGTTGGTTTAGTTAAAAATGTTATAGATTTAATGAGTGATTTTTCATCTCAAGGTATTAGAATAGTACATCCTAATAAAAGAATTGAAAGATTTTATCGTAATTGGTTTAAGAAAGTTAGAGGCAAAGACAGAAGCGAAAGATTCTTAAATAATTTATATCGAACCGCTAACGTCGTTATCAACAGACAAACTGCTAAAATTGGTACCAAAACTACCAATAATATGTACAAAGCTACTGCTGCTGATTTTTCAGAACAAAACATACAAGACGAAGAAATTATTCTTGGCAAAAAAGAAATACCATGGAGATATACTTTTATTGATCCTTGTTATGTAGAAGTAGCTGCTGGGCCATTATCTTCTTTTGTTAATAAAAAACAATATAGTTTAATTGTACCACCACATCTTAGAAAGATCATTAATAGTCCAAAAACACCACAAGATTTAGAAATTGTTAATAAATTACCACCACAAATTATAGAAGCTGCTAAAACGAAAAAACCATATCCTCTTGATGCAGATAAGACTTGTGTGTTTCATTACAAAAAAGATGACTGGCAAATTTGGGCATATCCTATTATTTATGCTATTATGGATGATATTACAGTATTAGAAAAACTCAAACTAGCAGATATGGCAGCATTAGATGGAGCTATTAGTAATATTCGTATATTTAAATTAGGTAATCTAGAACACAAAATTGCTCCAACAAAAGCAGCAGCAAGTAAATTAGCTTCCATACTACAAAATAATGTTGGCGGTGGAACAATGGATATTGTATGGGGACCAGACTTAGAATTGATAGAAAGTAAAACTAATGTTCATCAATTTTTAGGAGAGGCTAAATATACTCCTCACTTAAATAATGTTTATGCTGGTCTTGGTATTCCTCCAACATTAACAGGTACATATGGAGCAGCCGGTACAACAAATAATTTTATTAGTTTAAAAACCCTCACACAAAGATTACAATACGGACGAGATGTATTAGTAACCTTTTGGGATCAAGAAATAGAATTAGTACAAAAGGCTATGGGATTTAGATATCCAGCTAAAATAGAATTTGATAGAATGGATCTTAGTAACGAAGAAGCAGAAAAAGCACTATTAATTCAATTAGTCGATAGAAATATTATTAGTGATGAATTCTTACAGAAGAGATTTGGTGCTGATCCAGAAATGGAAAGAGTCAGACTTAATAGAGAATCAAGAGATAGAGACTCTAATCGAATGGTCAATAAGTTTGGTCCATACGCTAATATTGATAATGAAATGAAAAAGATAGCTTTACAACTAGGCATGGCAACCCCTAGCGAAGTAGGATTAGAATTAAATGATAATGATGGACAAAAAACATATTTACAAATGAAAAATGATTTAGATATTAAAAGAGCTAAACAGTCTCCACAAAAAATTAGTCCATTAGCAGAACCTCCAGGAAGACCAGGAGAAGGTCGTCCAGTTAATAAAAAAGATAGTACAAAAAGAAAAACAAAAGAATTTAGTCCACAAACTGGAGCATCATTAATTCTTAAGGCCAATCAACTTCAAGATAATATCAACGATATAATTAATCCTATTTTATTAGAATTTTATAATAAGAAAAATTTACGTAGTTTATCTCAAGAAGAATACAAAGAATTAGATAATATTAAAACAAAAATCTTATTTACTATTGATCCATTATCCAATAATCCTGAACAAGTTATTGCATCATCACTTAGTCAAATTGACAACAATCCTAAGATCTATAATAAATATTTAACCTTTATTAAAACATTACAATATAATTTAGGTAGAGATCTAACATCAGAAGAACTCAAACAATCGAAAGCATATTATTATGCTTCGGTGTATACACCCTAAGTTAAATTCTATAAAGAAAGGCTTTTATAATGAAAGTTTATGCCCAAGAGATAGAAGACGGCTTACAAGAACAAATCCAAACAACAGCCTCAATATCTTATGCATCATTAGCAGAACCATCTGCTGGCACAAATCATAATACAAAAAC